ACCACCACCTTTTGGAATCGCAAGCACATCTTTGCTTCCACCCCGGGCATCAAGCACCACAGCCGCATCGAGCGCGCTTACGAATCGAGCGACAAGCGGAAGTATTTTGTGCCCTGCCCACAGTGCGGAGAAATGCAGATACTGGAGTTTCCGCGGCTGAAATGGGAAACCCAGGATGTGGGGCCACAGAGCCGCCCCCGGGTTACCGAGTGGTTCTATGTATGCGTCAACGGGTGCGTGATCGAAGAGCGATCCAAGCATGAGATGATCCGCCGCGGGGAGTGGCGGGCCACCTCCGTGAGCCATGACGGCAAAACCGCCGGCTTTCACCTCAATGCCCTCTACTCGCCGGTGGTTGATTGGCTCAAGCTGATCCACGAGTGGCTGGAGACAAGAGGCAGCCTCGAAGCCAAAAAGGTTTTCATTAACACGAATTTAGCCGAGACGTGGGAAATCCGGGGCACCGGCGCAGACATGCACGAGCTTGAAAAGCGCGAGCGTTTCAGCCGCGCATTGCTGCCCTCTGGCGTGTTATTCCTTACCGCCGGCGTAGATGTGCAAGATGATCGCTTGGAGGCCTCTATTTGGGGCTGGGGCCTCGATGATGAGCGCTGGGTGATCGATCACCGGGTATTCCGCGGCGATCCCTCGCTCCCGGATACCGATGCGGGCAGCCCCTGGGCCAAGGTGCGTGATTACCTGCTTGAATCCTGGGAGCACACCGGCGGTGGCGAGGGTGCCCGGCTCCAGATGCACGTGGTGTGCGCCCTGTTTGATTCCGGTGGCCACCACACCGAGCGGGTATACGAATTCACCCGCAAGCATGAATTGCGGCGCTGGCACGCCATTGTAGGCCGCGCCGGCATCGGCAAGCCCCTGGTGGGCACCGGAAACAAGGTGGGGCCACACAAAACGGTGTTGTATACCGTGGGCGTCGATACCGCCAAAGAGGATATCTTTACATCCTTCCGCGTGAAGGAAACCGGCGCGGGTTATTGCCACTTTGCCGACGATCTGCCCGGGGAATTCTTCCGCCAGATCACCGCGGAAAAGATGGTAACTACTGTGCGCGATTTCCAAACCACGATGATGTGGAAGAAAACCAGCGAGCGAAACGAGGCTCTGGATTGCGCAGTGTATGCCCGCGCCGCGGTGGCCGTGCTCCGCCCCAATTTCCGCCACATCGCGCGCAACCTGTTCAAAGCCATCGAAGAGCGCCGCGCCCGGCTCGATCCCAAGCCGGAGCCGGTAAACCTGGGCGCGCCGGAAAAGCCCAAACCAGCGCCCCGCCAGGATGCCGCGAAAGATGCGGCCGGCAAGGTGGCCGATGTGGCCGCGCGCATCGAGGCCTCGCTCACCGCCAAGAAAGCCGAAGAGGAATCAGCCCGCCCCCGGCCCGCGGCTTTGCGGCCTCGCCCCCGCCAGGGTTTTGTGGGCGGCTGGCGCTCCTGATTGATCTAAATAAAAATCAACAGGTGTGATGGCCGATACATTCTTTCTTGTGATCGTATCGTACGATACAAACAGATCAGAAACGGAGAAAGGAAAAGCGGGAAAAATGAAAGAAGCCATCACCACCGCGGAATACAACGGCTTTCAAAAAGCCTTCGATTTCTTTAACGCCAAACTCTTCGCCGGCAAACTGCCCCACGTTCTGGTGACCCTCCAGCGCCACGCCAAAGCCCGCGGATACTTCGCCCCGGAGCGCTTCCACGAGCGCGGTGGCAAGGTGACGGTGCACGAGATTGCCCTCAACCCCGATACCTTTTGTGAGGAAACAGACGAGCGCATTCTCTCCACCCTGGCCCATGAAATGGTGCACCTCTGGCAACAGGCGCGTGGCACCCCGCCGCGGCGCTGCTACCACGATAGGGAGTGGGCCGCCAAGATGAAGGAAATCGGCCTGCAGCCCACCACCACGGGCGGCCCCGATGGCAAAGAGACGGGCCAGAGCGTAACCCATTTCGTAATCAAGGGTGGCCCTTACGCTCGCGCCTATGCCGAACTAAAAAAGAAGGGCCTCAAACTTCGCTGGGAATCCCCGGCCGGCCTGGCCGCGGAGGGCAAAGCGAAGAGCGAGAGCAAAACGAAATTCACGTGCCCGCAGTGCGAGCAAAACGCATGGGCCAAGCCGGATGCGGTGCTGATCTGCGGCTCATGCTTCGAGGATGAGCCCGGCGATCCGCAAACCATGCTGGCCGGCGGCTGAGATGTGACCGCGGGCACAGCCCCGCGCGCACCCTCCATGATCCACTGATAACCGGCCGGCGGAGATTGCCGGCACCTGAAAGGTTTGAATATGTTCTCCCTTGGATTCGTTCTGTTGCACACGGTGCTGCACAACATCATCCTGCATGCCCCCATTCACATCAGCCACATCCGTTTCTAACTCCGCATCGAAAACCCGCCAGGAGAGCGCGCTATAACTAGCGCGCTTTTCTGTTTTGGCCGCACTAATGGAGTGTGAGCACCTTTCCGTTAGACTTTGATCCGCTGGCGATCCCCGAGCCGCCCCAAACGGAGCCCCGCGAAATCCGCGCCGGCGATACCGTTACCTGGGGCCGCGCGGTGGATGATTACCCACCCTCCGCCGGCTACGCTCTGAGTTATGTTTTCGTGAGCCGCACGGCCACCTATCAGATAAACGGCTCGATGGTGACGGCCGGCCCCCAGGATTACGCCATCACCGTGCCCGCGGCCACCACCGCCAATTGGGCACCGGGCTGGTATCGCTGGCAGGCCTACATCACCGATGGGGCCACCCCGCCCAACCGTTTCACTGTGGGCGAGGGCAAGGCCCAGGTGCTGCCCAACCTGCAGGTGCAGACAACCGGCTTTGATGACCGCGAGCCGGATGAAATGATCCTCGACAACATCAACGCCATGATCCTGGCCAAGACAACCCAAGATGTGGCCATGTATCGCGTTTTCGAGCGCGAGTTGCACCTCTACACGTGGAAAGAAGTGCTCAACGCCAAAAGCATTTACGAAGAGCGCGTGCGCGCCATTCGTATCCGCCGCGGCGAAGAGGTTCCAAAACGCACCGTGGGAGTGAGTTTCAATTATGGCTATTGAGGCGATTGACCTTTCCGAAGCCAGGGCGGTTGCGGCGCAGTACGCGCGGCTGGCGCAGAAGAGCGGGCCGGTAGTTTCGGGCTCGCGCATGTTTACGGCCGCGCAGATGGGCCGGCTCACCTTCGACTGGGCCATGTCGATCCTCTCCCGGGATCAGAAGTTATGGACCGATCTGCGCAAGCTCCGCTCCCGCGCCCGCGAGTTGGCCGATAACGACCCCACCGCGGCCAAGTTTCTTTCGCTCTGTGAAGCCAACATCATCGGCAAGCATGGGATGCGGCTCCAGCCAAAGATCAGGAATCTGCGCGGCGATGGCCTGGCCGATGCGCTCAACAAGCAGATTGCGAGCGAGTGGCACACGTGGTGCCAGCGCGGCAACTGTACGGTGGACGGGAAAAAGAGTTTTGATGAACTGGAGCGCTTGCTCGCTCGCACCGGGGCAATGGATGGCGAATTCATCGTGCTCGAAAAATCGGTGAATAACCCCTGGGGTTACTCGCTCCAGCACATTGACGTGGACCAGATGGATCACACGTTTTTCATGGAACAGACTCCGCGGGGCACTGAAATCCGCATGGGCGTGGAAGTGGATCAGTACATGCGCCCGGTGGCGTATCACCTGTGGACGAAGCACCCCAACGAGTGGAGCGCCCGGCCCAATGACCGCGTGCGCGTGCCGGCGGAGTTGGTGATCCATGCCTACCGGGAAGACTCCGCGCGCCAAACCCGCGGCGTGCCGTGGATGGCTCCGGCTATGTTCCAGATGAACATGCTGCGCGGGTACATGGAGGCCGAAGTTACCGCGGCCCGGGTGGGTGCATGCCAGATGGGCATCATCACACCCAAAGACGGGGCCGTCGAGTACATCGGCGAGGGCCGCAATGCGGATGGCTCCATCGATATGGAGGCCACGCCGGGCGGATTCATGCAACTGGGTGCCGGCCAGGGCTTCGAGC